CCGGGTGATGCGGAAACCAGCCGCATCCTGCCGGCGTATGAGGCGAGCGACCAGCGGCGGTTCTGGGTGCCGTGCACGCACTGCGGCCAACATCAGGTGCTGCAGTGGGCGAACGTCAGCTGGACCGACAACGATCCCGGCACCGCGGTCTATGCCTGCGACCACTGCGGTGCGGCGATGACCGACGCCGAGCGCGTTGCTGCGCTCGCGTGGGGCGAATGGCGGGCGACGTATCCGCAGCGTCGCGTCGCCGGCTTTCACTTGAACGAGCTCTACAGCCCGTTCCGCAAGCTTAGCGAGATCGTCACCGATTTTCTCGCAGCGAAGGATTCACCCGAGTTGCTCAAGGTCTGGGTCAACACGAGCCTCGGCGAGCCGTGGCGCGAGCAGCAGGGCGAGAAGCTCGACGCCGAGGTGATCGCACAACGGCGCGAACCGTATGTCGATCCGCCCGAAGGCGTGCTGCTGGTCACGATGACCGCGGACGTGCAGGACGATCGCATCGAGCTCGAGTTCTCGGGCTGGGGCGAGGGCGAGGAAAGCTGGGGTCTCGACTACAAGGTACTGCGTGGCGATCCGGGTTCGCCCGAGCTGTGGCAGCGCATGGACGATGAGCTTGCACGTGCCTTCCGCCGCGTCGACGGGGCAGTGCTGACCGTAGCGGCCTGCGGTATCGACTCCGCCGGCCACTACACCAAGCAAGTCTACGAATGGGCGCGCCGGCACAGCGGCCGCGTGTTCGCGATGGTCGGCCGCGCAGGTAAAGGTCGACCGCTGGTGCAGACGAGCAAACGCCCGCTGCAGCAGCACGGCATCCGGCTCTACGTCGTCGGCACCGATACCGCGAAGGAGCTCTTGCTGTTCTCGCGACTCAAGATTACGGCGCCCGGCCCGGGCTACTGCCACTGGCCGGCGTCGTATCCCGACAACTGGTTTTCAATGCTGACCGCGGAGAAGCGGGTACTGACGTACTCACACGGTCAGCCGGTTCATAAATGGGTCTGCCCGAAGGGCGCGCGCAATGAAGCGCTCGACCTTCGCGTGTACGCGCTCGCGACGATCGCGCTGGTCCGGCCGAACTGGCCGGCGCTGGCCGAGCGGCTGCGTGCGGCCGCGGCGGGGCAGGCCATGACTCCCGTGCGGCGCCGACCCCGTGTCGCGCGCAGCCGGTACCTGGAGCGCTGATGGCCTTCACCCTTGCCGATGTTGAGAAGCTCGAGCGCGCGATCGCGACGGGCGCACTCACCGTGCGCTACGCCGATCGCCAGGTGACGTACCAGTCGCTCGACGCCATGCGCGCGGCACGGCGCGAGATGCTCGACGAGATTGCCGCCGCGAACGGCACGCGCCGGCGCCGCACCTTCCGCGTGACGCAGACAGGAACCGGCAATGACTGACGGCCTCGACAATGGCGTGCCGCTGTCGCCGTACACCGCGGGCGCGAACGGCCGGCGCTTGAAGCTGTGGCGCACGCCGCTGGCGGGGCCAAATGCCGCCGGCGCCAACGGCACCACGATCGTCTCGCGTGCGCGTCATGCCGCGCGCAACGATCCCTGGTTCGGCGCGGCGCTCTTGCGCGGCGGCTCGAACGCGATCGGCACGGGCATCCAGGCGAAACCGAAGTGGGGCACCGAGGTACAGAAGGCCGAACAGAAACGGCTCTGGGATCGATGGATCCCCGTTGCGGACGCCGACGGCGTGCTCGACTGGTATGGCCTGCAGGCATTGGCCTGGAATGAATGGAAGGAAGCCGGTGAGGTTTTCGTGCGCTTGCGCGCACGTCGCGCCTCGGATGGTTTGCCAGTGCCGCTGCAGCTGCAGCTGATCGAAAGCGAGCAGTGCCCGCGGGATTACTGGTCGACGGCGAGCAACGGCAACGCGATTCGCGCCGGCATCGAGTTCGACGCGATCGGCCGTCGCGTTGCGTACTGGATGACCCGCTCGCACCCCGGCGATCAATCGCTCGATCTGCGGGGCAACGAACTGGTTCGTGTGCCGGCGGACCAGATCCTGCACCTCTACCGCCCGACGCGCGCCGGTCAGTACCGCGGCATGCCGGACGCAGCCGCGGTGCTCGCGCTGGGCTTCAACATCGAGAACCTGCGCGACGCCGTGCTCGAACGGCAGAAGATCGCGAATCTATTCACGGGCTGGTATGTCAGCGACGCGTCGGTACCCGGCGACGGCGGCATGTTGCAGGACATGCAGACCGGCATCGACGCCGACGACACACCGCTCGCCGGTCTCGAGCCGGGAACGATGCAGGAACTCCCGCCCGGCATGGAACCGAAGTTTTCGGAGCCGCCGGGGCCAGGTCAGGACTATGCCGAGTTCATGCGCACGAGCCTGATGGCCTACGCCGCACGCCTCGGAATTCCGTATGAAGTGCTGACGGGCGACCTGCGCAACGTCAGCGACCGCGCGCTGCGGCTGATCTTGAACGAGTTCCGTCGCCTGATCGAGATGGACGTGTGGCTCTATCTCGTGCCGCAGTTCTGCCAAAAGGTGCGTGCGGCGTGGTTCGACGCCGCGGTGCTCGGCGGCGCGCTCGACATCGCGGGTTATGCCGACATCCGCGCCGAGGTCATCGACACACTCTGGGTACCGCAGGGATGGCCCTACAGCCATCCGGTGCAGGACGTCGACGCCGACATCAAGGCGATCCGCGGCGGCTTGCAGTCACGCACGGGAACGATCCTCGCCAATGGCGACGACCCCGAGCAGATCGACGCCGAGCAGGTCGAGGACAACGCGCGCGCCGACGCGCTTGGACTCAAACACGACTCCGACGGTCGCGAGGCCAAACGCGGAGCCAATCAAGCGGCCAAGCCGCCAGGAGAACCCACCCATGAACCCTAAGCCCAGCCTGCTGGCGCGCCTGTTCGGGCGTTCGGCCTCGCCCGTGGTCACGCAGCTTTATACGAGCGTGATCGGCCAACCGCTGCTCGTACATCCGCAGATCGGCGAGCAGCTCATCGGCGCGTACCTACACGGCGCCATCGACGCGCGGCCGCCGACGCTCATGATCGACGAGCTCGTGCCGGCATCGACCAGTTCGGCCGGTGTTGTTACGTCGGCGCGTCGCGTCGCCGTCATCAACGTCTCCGGCGCGCTGGTCCATCGGTTCGAGCCGGGCCTGTGCGATCCGGGTCCGTTGAGCTACCAGGAGCTGCGTGTCGCGTTCGATCGGGCGCTCGCCGACGAAGCGGTCGAGGCGATCGTGTTCCGGCTGGAATCGCCGGGCGGGATGGCTGCCGGCCTGTTCGACTTCACCGATTACATCGTCGCGAACCGCGGCAAGAAGCCGATGGTCGCAGCGGTCGACGACTACGCTTACTCCGCATGCTATGCCATCGCCGCGGCGTGCGATGAAATCTGGATTACCCGCACCGGCGGCGCCGGCTCCATCGGCGTGATCGCCTACCACGTCGATCAAAGCGTGTTCGACGCCAAGCTCGGTGTGAAGGTGACGGCCGTCTACTCCGGCGCGCACAAGAATGACCTGTCGCCGCATGCGCCGCTCGACGAAGGCACGCGCGCCTGGTTGCAGGAACGCATGGATGCGATGCGCACGCTGTTCGCGACCTCGGTCGCGACCTACCGCGGCATGGACGTGGACGCCGTGCTTGCGACCGAAGCCCAGGTCTACCAGGGCCAGGACGCCATCGCGGCCGGACTCGCCGACCGGCTCGGCACCTACCACGACCTGATTGCGCAGCTGGCTCGGCGCGAGGACGGTGCGATCGAGCCGACGCGACCGACCGCCGGCGCCGACGACGAACCTGCTGCAGTTACCACGCCGCCGAGCGAGGAACTCGCGGCGCCATCGCTCGGCACCGACACCGCACTCGCGGTATGGCAGAGCGGGATTGCGAACGCCACGATCGCGCCGGCTTTGAGCGTGGCGCTACTCAAGCGCGGTCCGAAAGACCAGTCCGCCGACGCGGCGGTCAGCTACGCCAGCACCGTGCGTGACCTCTGCGTCGCCGCCGGCATCGAGGACGTCGCCGCCGACTACGTCACCCAGAACAAACCGATCGAAGCCGTGCGCGCGGAGCTCGTTGCCGCAAAAGCCGAGGATGGCCCCGAGATCGTCACCGCGCTGCCGAAAGGGAATACATCCACGTCCCACTTCGGCAGCTCCCTCCACACCGAAACCTACCGCCGCCGCCGCGCTGCCGCTGCGGGGCAGGTCTAACCACCCGGCAGCACATAGGAGTTCCCACGATGACCTTTACCGAAACCTCCCATGCCGGCGGCTTTCTGCTTTCCGAAGCCAACGGCCACTTTTCCCGAGAAAATGCGACGCTCAGCGGTACGACCTCGATCGCCGCAGGCACCGTGCTCGGCCGCGTCTTTGCCGCGAGCGGTGCGACCCCCGTCGGTACGCCGACCGGAAACGGCGTCATCACCGTGAGTGCGACGATCGGCCCGGACGTCGTCGTCGGCACCTACAAGCTCGTGTGCGTGGCGGCCGCGGGCAATGGCGGCACCTTCAACCTCTATGCGCCCGACGGCTCGCTGGTTCGTCAGATCGCCGTCGGTGGCGGTGCGACGCCGAGCGACCACCTGACGATCACCATCGCCGACGGCGGAAACGACTTCGTCGTCAACGACACCTGGGCGATCACGACGAAGTCG